AAACACAATTAACGACTCAACAATTCACGCCAAGATTAATATGACAATTACTTGCGGAGTCGCTTATCTTTCCAACCCAGCTTCTCTTGACAATCTCGAGCAGCTAATATTTTCAGTTTTGGCAGTAATACCGGACGGCTACACAGTCGGCCCAGTAGAGCGGCCATCGGTAACGCAAGTGGGTGCAGTCAATTTATTGGTTGCAGATATTCGCGTTTCCACCTATTACACACAGACTAACTAAGGAGAAAAAGTGGCAACAGTAGTTATTACTGGTCGCGACGTTTCGCTATCTTTCACAGGTGGAACAGATATTGAAGCCCAAGCGACAAACGCTGTCTTGACAAAGACCAACGTTCGCGAGACTTATCAGACTCTCGATGGTGAGGCTTACAAGACAGTTAATATCGAAGGCACCTTCCAACTTGATATGCTTGCAGACTGGGGTAAGGCTAACTCTGTTTGTGAGGCTCTTTGGGCTGCGGCTGAAACAGCGCCGGACACGAACATCAATATCACTCTAACCGCCGCTACTGGCGCGCAATTCATTTTCCCAATTCTTCCAGAATTCCCAACAGCTGGCGGATCAGGAATAGATGCACAGACAGTATCCTTCACCTTCAAAGTGGCAAAGGGTGAAGTAACAGAGACCTTCAGCTAAGAGATCGGAGCATCGGGAGATGAAGTTATCAATAACAATTAAATACAACACGGGCGAGTCGGTTACTTATGTAGCCGGCTTACCTGAGTGGGCTAAGTGGGAACGTAAAACTGGTAAGTCAATTTATTCGATGAAGGATATTTCGGCTTATCAACAAGCAGACTTCTTGGATCTTGCTTATTACGCTTACAAGCGAGAAGCGGCAGGTAAGCCCACAAAGTCTCAGGAAATCTGGGAACTGTCCATTGATGAAATGCTGATTGGAGATGAAAGCCCAAAAGCTACGAGTCCGGAAGCGTAAATCGGCTTCTTGTCGAAGTCGCAATAGCGACCGGAATCCCAATGAGCGAGTGGACGGACATCGAACAAGTATTAACGGCAATTGAGATATTGAAGGAGCGCAAAGGTGGCAGATGAAGGTTTAAGCCCTTACACACAACGCGAACTCCGACAACTAGCGAAAGCCTTTTCTTTGATGGGAGACGAAGCAATTGCAGAAGCTCGCTCGACTTCTAATGCTTTGGCTTCTTATGCGGCTAATGAAATTAAGCAAGCGGGTTATGGCCGCACAGTATCAGCAAAAGCAGTTCAAAGAGTCGTTGATGGCGCAAAAGTCAGCAACACTTCAAAAACAGGTCGAATCTCGTTCGGGTTTGCTTCTCAACGTTTTTCTGGTGGGGCGACAACGCAACAACTTTGGGGTGGATTGGAATTTGGTGATCCTACGGGTAAATACAAACAATTCCCTAGCTATTCCGGAAAATATGGCGCCGGATCAAGAGGTTGGTTTATATATCCAACCCTTCGCAAAATTCAGCCTGAATTAACAGCTCGATGGATTGATGCGATGGATAAAGTCGTAAAGAAGTGGACTGCGTAAATGGCTAAAGACTGGCGCACGTTAAAACTGGAGATCCTCGCCGAGACAAAGCAATTTGTCACGGATATGAAAAAAGGCGAAGATACAGTTGAATCGTTCGGCGATAAAGCAACTAAAATGGGCAAGGTCGCTGCTGCGGCTTTTGCTGCTGCCGCTGCTGCGGCTGCTGCCTATGCTGGCAAATTAGCCATCGAAGGCGTCAAAGCGGCCATAGAAGATGAAGCTGCACAGAAGCGCTTAGCCCTAGCGTTAGAGAACGTCACAGGGGCCACAGAAGCCCAAATAGCGGCAGTCGAAGAGCAGATTAGTAAGACGGCTCTAGCTACTGGCGTAGCAGACGATAAATTGCGTCCAGCCCTTCAAAGACTTGCAACGGCCACAGGATCAGTTTCCGAATCGCAAAAACTATTAACTCTCGCTCTTGATATTTCAGCCGCCACCGGTAAAGACGTCGAAACAGTTTCCAACGCATTAGGTAAAGCCTACGAAGGTAATACTTCTTCGCTTTCTCGTCTGGGGATTGGATTATCTGCCGCAGAAATTAAAACGATGGGATTGCAAGGTGCGGTAACACAATTAGGTCAAACCTTCGGCGGTGCAGCTGCTACCCAAGCCAACACTTTTGAAGGTCAGATTGCTAGGTTGCGAGTTGGCTTTGATGAAGCAAAGGAAGCAATTGGCGCTCAACTATTGCCCGTCATTCAGAGGCTTCTCGATTACGTTGTGAACGTTCTCAGTCCCAAATTCCAAGAGGCAAAACGAGCAGCCATTGATCCAATCGTCCAAGCCTTTAGAAATAACGAAGAAGCTCTGCGCGATTTATGGTCTTTCATAAAAACCTATCTAGTTCCTATTTTTGAGACGGCTTTAGTAGGTGCAATCAAATCAGTCGGAGCCACAATCGCTGGAATTATCAACATTATTGGCACAGTTACCAGCAAAGTCAAAGATTTAGCAAATGACGTTATTGATGCGGTTAATAAAATTATTCGCGCTTACAATGCTATTCCAATTTTGCCTAATATTTCAACGATCCCTTCCATCGGCACTTCTAGCAAAACGGCTATGACTGGAAGCGTTCCAACGTCCAGCCTTCCATTTGGCGGGGCCTCAATCATTCCGCCATCTAGCGGTTCAGCTAACGTAATACCCACAACCCCGACAACCACAGTAAGTTCAGCGCCAAAGGTGACATCAACTCCAAGCGTTCCAGTCGGATCAGCAACGCCTATTACAATATCCAATTTCAATGCTGGTTCATTTCGTATGGGCGAAGCGGCTTCGATGGCCGCAGTTACTATTAACGTCAATGCTCCAAGCGCGATTGATGAAGAAGGCTTTACTCGAGCAGTTGTCTCAGCTCTCAACAATTCAAACTCTCGAGGGACTGGCGGCGGTAGCGGATTATTTGGAATTCGCAACGAATTATGACAGCTTGGACTCCCGAGTATCGCGTTCTCATTAACGGCACAGATGCCACAGACTTAACACTTGTCGGCTTCACAGCTACTTCTGGACGCACCGACGTTAATACCCAAGCCCAAGCCGGTTATTGCAATTTGCAGCTGATTAACGCAACTAACGCGTTTTATGATTGGAGCGTTAATACTGGCGTAACCCTCGAAGTCAAAGATACGAACGGCAATTGGGTTAGTTTATTTGGTGGAAGAATCAGCGACGTCTCGACTAGCGTTAGAACCGCTGGTGAAGTCGCTTATGTGACGCAAATTCAGATTGTTGCGTTAGGCGCATTATCTAAACTTTCAAAGGCAATATGGACTTCTAGCCTTGCCCAAGACGATGACGGAGATCAAATCTTTACAATTCTAAGCGACTTGCTATTAGCCTCTTGGAATGAGATTAGTCCCGCTCAACAATGGAGCAGTTTTGACCCGACAACAACTTGGGCAAATGCTGGTGACGTTGGACTTGGGGACATAGATCGTCCAGGTCAGTATGAAATGGAACAGCGTTCAGCTAGCCCAATTGATTACTATTCAATCGTCACCCAAATCGCCAACTCAGCTCTTGGATATATTTATGAAAACGCCAATGGAGAAATTGGTTACGCTGATGCGGCACACCGGCAGACTTACCTACTTGCCAACGGATACACCGAATTAGACGCGCGAGAAGCTTTTGCAGCTGGTATTAAGCAATCTATTCGCTCGGGCAAGATAATCAATAAATATCAAATCAATTATGGAAACAATTTCAATAGTTCCAAGAGTGCGACGGATCAGGATTCGATAGACCTTTACGGCCTTTATTCAGTCCAAGAAAATTCGCTGGTTCACGATGCGACAGACGCTCAAAACATAGTGAATCGCCAAGTGGCCCTACGCGCTTATCCGCGTCCACTATTCGACACAATTACTTTTCCGTTACAAAATCCCGAAATTAGTGACGCCGACCGAGATGCCTTGATAAATGTATTTATGGGCCAGCCAGTCAAAATAACCAATCTGCCCATCAATATCTATGGCGGCGAGTTCACCGGCTATATCGAGGGCTGGACTTGGACTAGCACCCTTAACGGCCTTTCATTGACTTTTACCGCATCACCGACCGAGTTTAGCGCAGTAGCCCAGAATTGGGATCAAGTGAACGCGGCAGAAACGTGGAATACGATACTTAATACGCTAGAATGGCAAGACGCGATAGGAGTAATCAGCTAATGGCAACAACAACGAACTTCGGGTGGGAAACCCCTGACGATACAGATCTTGTCAAAGATGGCGCTCTGGCGATGCGCACTTTGGGCAACTCGATAGATACTTCTTTCGTTGATCTCAAGGGCGGCACAACTGGACAAGTTCTTTCAAAAGCGTCAAATACGGATTTAGATTTCACTTGGGTTGCTCAAGATGATTCCAATGCAATTCAAAATGCCATTGTCGATGCAAAAGGCGATCTAATATCTGCAACGGCTGCTGACACACCGGCTCGTTTAGCAGTTGGCACTAATGGACAAGTTTTAACAGCAGATTCTTCAACTTCAACTGGATTGAAATGGGCCACACCTGCCACAGTTTCGTCTGGACTTACATTTATTACGGCAGCAAATCCTAGTGGATCAGCTGCTACCAACGTCGATAATTGTTTTACATCAACTTATGAAAATTATTTTATTATCTATTATCTGACCGCCTCAACGACTTCTAATAATCGACTTGCGATAAGATTGCGCGCGTCCGGAAGCGATTTGACATCAAATTATAAAAATGCTGGCAGTTATACAAACGGCGCAAGTGGAGCGATTGGATTTAATGATTTAGAAACTGGCTATATGATGATTTCACAAAATGATTCCGGTGGCGCATATATGGCATATGGAGTAATGCAGGTTATTCGTCCACAAGCCAGTGATTATACAAGAGTAATAATTAATTCTTCTGGGTATAACGGGACTTCTCAATTTTCTTATGATTTTAGAAGTTTTGTGAATAATACTAATTCTTACGATGGTTTTACAATTTATGTTCCATCTGGAAACGTCACAGGCAATTTCCGCGTTTATGGATATTCAAATAGTTAGGATTATGAAATGACTGAAAAAGTATTGGTAATCGATGCTCAAACTGGCGAATCTTATGAACGGCCTTTAACTGAAGAAGAAATTGCTCAAAGAGTTGCTGATACTGAGGAAAATGAACGTTGGGTTCTAGCTCAAGAAGCAAAAGCGCAACAAAAAGCAAATGCCCTTGAAAAGTTGGCTGCTTTGGGTCTTGATGAGGAAGATCTCAAAGCTCTAGGATTTTAATGCCTAAATTGTGTAAAGCTGGTCAGCAACTTCGGGAGCAGATAGATGATGATTATCCTGATCGCGATCGCAAGTCTGATGGCTGGATTGCTGATGCTCGCCATATGGCGAAAGGCACTTCAGACCATATACCGCAAGATGGAATAGTCCGCGCTCTCGATATTGATGCTGACCTGAATGCACACAAAGAAGAGGCTTATGCCCTTGTTGAGAAGATTCGTAAATGCGCCAAGCGAGGCGACAAGCGAATCAAATACATTATTTACGACGGCAAAATTATGAGTCCGATTATGAATTGGAAGCGCAGAAAATACAGAGGTGCTAACCCTCACCGCTCGCATTTCCATATTAGCTTTACAACTTTGGGAGATAAAGACGGCAGCTGGTTCGACCTCGAAGGAGACAAACAAAATGGCAGAATTGAAAAAGATGGCGGAAACTTGGGCGAAAACATTCCTCGCGACGGCTCTATCGACATACCTCTCAGTCGGACTTCAACCCGATTACATTCTCAATGCCGCACTTGTGAGTGTGTTGCCTTCCGTGATTAACTGGCTAAACCCAAATTACGAGCGTTACGGCAAAATCAAATAATGCAAGTCTCTGAGTTTGCTGCGACCCTTGCCTCTGTGCTGGGGTCTATCGGCCTTCTCATTGCCGGACTTAGATACATAATAAAACTTGAGAATCTGCCCATTGTGTCGCGCCTCGACAAGATGGAGTCTCAGTTAGAATTAGCCCTCTCAGCAAAGGTGGCTAGAAGTGGCAACAAGAAAACGCGTTAAGAAGCCAGTGAAGAAGGTGGCAAAACGTCGCAAAACGACGAAGGAGCCAATCCTTACAAAGCT